TCTAGTTCGATAGCAGTTTTGAAGACTTCTTTCTCATGGTCTGTTAGGAAGTCAAGGTGCTGAACCGAACCATTGTTTGTGATGATAGACGACCAAGTCGTTTCATCGTTTTTACCATGTGCTTCTAGTACATCCTCAAGATAGCGGTTCTTAGTTAGGTGTGAACCAGCACGTGTACGAGAGGTGAACGCATTTGCTTTCCAAGGTTCAATCGACGGTGATGTACCACCAATCAACGATGAGTTAGCGTTTGGTGCAATCGCAAGCAAGTGTGCGTTACGTCGACCAGTACCCTTCATATCATGACACTCACCCTTACGACGACCAAGATCTAAACTGCGACGAACTGCAGACTCCTTCATTTCAGAGAAAATCTGACGATTCAATGACGCCGCAGATTCACTCTCGAACGCTATCCCACGCTTCTGGAGGAGGGCGTGGAAGCCCATAGCTCCTAAACCCAAGCTTCGCTCTTGGATCGCACTGTAACGTGCACGCTGAATTTCATCGCCAGCGTGATCAATGAAGAACTGTAGAACGTTATCCAAAAACTCTGTCAAGTCTTCAATCATTTGGCTATCTTCCCACTCATCATACTTCTCTAGGTTTACTGATGATAGACAGCAGACAGCTGAACGGAACTGGTTGGTTGGTAGGTGAATCTCGTTACAGAGGTTCGAACCGTTAATACGCAACCCAAGGTCTTTCTGAGTTTGTGGCATCGCACGGTTAGCTGTATCAATAAAGTTAAGATATGGTTCACCTGTACGATAACGAGTCTCAAGTAGAAGTTCCCACAACTTACGAGCAGGCATTGTTTCACGGATGTCGTTTTCATCTGACGGATCAACCAGATCCCACATCTCACCTTTCTCTACCGCTTCCATGAAACGGTCAGTGATATTGACTGCGTGGTGTAGGTTCAAACACTTACGGTTTACATCACCTGTAGGAACACGCATATTGATAAACTCAATAATGTCTGGGTGATTAATGTCAATATAAGCAGCGTATGAACCCTTACGAGTTTTACCTTGACGGTATGCTACCATATCGCTGTCAACAGTATGTAAAAATGGCATTGGTCCAGGAGCCTTATCTGAAACTGAACGAACGCCGTTCCAGTGACCACCAACGCCACCACCTTTTACAGATAGCCAACGAAGTTCTGCTGTATGGTCAATCAACCCTTCCAAGCTATCTGGAACATATGTCAAGAAACATGAAATAGGAAGTGCCTTCACCGCTTCTCCAGGATTAGGCGCATTCGATAATACTGGGCTGGCATACATAAACCATCCCTTTGATACATAGTCATAGATACGTTGAGCAAGCTTCATATCGCCATATGAATAAGCAACAGCCGCTCTCGCAAAAGCCTGTTGAGGTGACTTCTCATCACCCTTACAGTAGTAGTCAGTTAGTAGTTTAAGACCCTGTTCGGATAGTACCTTATCACGGTCATAATTGACACGAATGCCAAGATGTTTATCTCCTAGTCCAAACATCCATTCCTCCTTAATATTATAATTCTTTTGTTAGCGGAAAAATTCTAGCAATAACGTTCGCACATTCTTTGGCGATTTCAATATGTTCTTTCTGAGTTCCGTTCTCAGACCGTAGATCAATGTAGTGGATCCACGAGCGTAATGTACCAGCCATATACAGGCGTGATACAGTATTCCCTTCAGGCAAGATAGCACGTGCCTGTTCTTTAGCGATGCCATTTTCAATAGCCCACTTGTAAGCCATCTTAGCTTCAGCAATAATTTGTTCTTGTTTGATACGCCAGTCACGCTGAAGATCAGAGTCATCAGTGTCAATAGAGTTCTGGCGGTTTTTAGTGTCTTGTAGTCGAGCTTCTCTCGTCACAAACTCAAGATCTGTCGTTGGATCAGCATACCGCTGAGAAAACTCTTGAAAGCTGAAAGAACGATGACGCAGCATCTGACGAGCGATGTCACGTGTTGTTTCGATTTCAAGTGTTGCGGATACCATTTCTAATGGAGACCAGTGCTTGTGTTTAATCAGATACTTCACCAACTTCTCAGCTGTTTCGCTGTTCATTTGATTACTTGGGTTCGATACTCTCGCACAATAGGCGATTAAGTCTAAGCAGTTATCCATTCCAATAAACTCAGGTGCGGATTGCGAATAACTTACGAGTCTAATTTTCATCTAGCATTTTCTCCATTTACTAAGCATAGCTTTAGCTTCCAAACCTTTAAAGGTGTTATTACTTATAATCTCTAGAATACTCTCTCGAGCCATCCCAGCCATTACCATATCATTAATATCTTTTTGTTCAACATAGTCAGGGAACAACACGATACTATGTCCTTTAGATATAGTACGTTCTATCCGTCCGACAATCTCTTTTGATCGTGGTTCGTTATCATATACAAATGTAAACGATCCAGAGTATTTGTCAAGTCCACTTACGTCAGCACCTGCCATCGCAATGGCGTTGGGCACAAAGAGACTATCAATTGGACCTTCAAGCACAAAGACTTCTTTCGAGAAGTCAACAGTATCCAGCCCAAATATCTTTGGGTTTCCCTCCTCCATCATGATGGTTATGTATTTGTTATTGGCTTTACCAAAAGCCCGACCCTGAATACCAAGTAATTTGTTGTCTACATCTAGTAGCGGAATGATCAATCTAGGCTCATCTTTAACTATATGCGGTATCTTGTTCGGAATCAATTGGTTAATGAATGCATAGAATTTAGGAGAATAGAATAGTCTCGAATGGCTCTCGGAGGGTAGTTTTCGATTTTCTACATATTTTTTTACAGGATGATCAAATTTTAATTGAGAAACTTTCTTCAGTTTCCCAAGAGGAGTCTTAAGATAGTCTGGTCGTTTCTTGAACCGCACACCTGTATTGGTCTTTGGACTCACGACTTTTCTCTCTCGATCGCCAAAGCGTTCGAGTGAATACTCTTTAAACATTTGGGGGTTTACATACTTGATCAGGTTGCCAAGCGAAGAACCGATACCGCAGTTATGGCACTTGTAGATGTAGTTTCCTTCTTTCAAGAATACATAGCCACGTGCCTTCTTTTTATCTGATTGAGAGTCGCCACAGAACGGACACCGAAAGTTGTACAGTGATTCGTTCTTGCGCTTATACTGCTCAAGCTGAGAAGAGATTAGGTGTAGGTATTTTGTGTCAACATAGTTACTCATAACAATCAGTATATATTAAGATTGCTAAGAGTACAAGCTTTTTATGATGATATGAACTGAATTATTTTTATGCCACCTGCTGCCAAGAAACCAACGACAGCTGCTCCACCAAGAACCATCCAACGCCAACGCTCCAGATGACTCACACGCTTTGACATTTCCTTGGCGTGGTCATTTTGCTCCTTACGAAGCTCTTTGATTTCACGCATGATATCTCTATGAGATTCGTCAATCTTTTGAGTTAGTTCGTCTCTCAACTCACCAATCCTTTTGTGTAAGATATCCGAGCGTTGCTCAGATTCTTTTCTACGTTCTTCCATGAGTTGAAATAAGTCTATGTCTGACATGGCGATTTCTTATTGTTATTGGCACGTTCAGGAAGTATTTATTATTTGTTAAATTAGGGTGAAGTCCGAATTAGATGTTACAGTTTGCCAAGAAGAAATATCATAACTTGTCGTGATAACATTAAAGTAGTTGGCATTCCCGCCGTAGTTGGTCGGGTGATTACCGTAAATGTCAGTCGGTGTCCATGAATTGCCAACGGTTAAGCCGCTAGTTGCTAAGTTGAAAGACATAGTATCCCCAGTCCCCCAGTCAGTAATAGCAACGACTGATGCAGCACCCATCGCATCTGTTGAATTCGACGGAGGCATTTCAGAAGTTGAACCGTTCCAAGCTGTAGGCGTTCCTGCACTAATGTGAGTTTGATAAGTTTTATAGCCAGTTGGTTGAGGCACTTTACCATAAGCTGGACCCGCCGCAAATGTTCCATTATAAAGGTATCCGTCTCCAACTTGAGATAAGTCTGTCCCTGACAGTTTTATTACATATATTTTGTCGTAATACGTTGAGTGCATCCAAACAATAAAATTCCCACTTTCATCAACATCAATTTGTCTGGCAATCCAACTTGCTGAAGAAGAAGTGTATCCAGCTGGACTAAAACATTTGTATGCTGTAACAGACATATTTGTTCCGCTGCCGTCAATTAAAGCAAATTGCGCTCTGTATGTGTATCCGCTTCTGCTGTCGCCACCAGCAACAAGAATCTTGTCGTTTTGGTTTGATGCAATTTCAGTCGGATTCCAACCATTTGTCGCCGAAGTATATGATAACGTCGGTTGGTTGTAAAGGGTTGAGTTATATGAGCCATCGTTATTAAGTTTAATAATGTGAGAATAAAACCCAAGATAATAGTTTGGTGAGCCAGAAGATCTATATGTATATCCAGCAGTTATAACGCATCCATCTGTCAATTCAGTTGAACATATGGAAGGGGTTCCACCATCATACCATGGCCATGAGCCACTTGTTGAAATGTTGTAGGTTTTATACCAGTGATTATTTCCAGAATTGGTTGTGTCGCCCGAACTATACATACTCCAAGGAATTCTAGCTGCCCCAATCCCAGCAGTTGAATTTCCCCTATTACCTGTCCACCAGATTGAGCCGCTATCTACCGATGACTGCCCTGCGCCAGAATATTGAGATGGTCCAATCCCAAACGGAATTGATAATCCCTTTTCTACAGCACCTGTGGTCGGATTAAGTCTGAAGAACATAGGAGAAGTTCGCAACTGGCCACCAATTACTTCTGGGTTTTCCATCAAAGCAATTGGTGCGCCGTTAGCTGTAACAACATATTGTCCGCTATGAGACTGGTTGTAGTTATTCATATCTGCTTGAAGATAAGTAGACCAAGCATATTCTTGAGTGGCACCATCAATTTTAGAAACAACGTGAACGTTTGTGTTTGTATCTGACCCAAACCCAAAATCAGACTCAGAATCGCACCATTGCATATATGCGCTGTAATCACTACTATCATATGCCCAGGGAAATACGCTAGTAGAAGTTCTAATCCAATACAAATTAACATACTGAATGCTGAATGTTACGCTATCGGTTCCGATGTTAACACCATCAGTAGCGGTTAATGTCAAAGTTGCTGAGTATTCATCGCCAGAGAAGTTATTAAACTCAATAGTATTATTTGAGGTATAGTGAACAACGTTAGCAACAGAAGTGTTAGAAATCCCAGAGTTTGATAGAGCAACGCTTACAGGCGTCCCTTCAGGCTCAGTTGTGCTATATGTAAAGATAACCGTGTTGCCTGAGTTACCTAATGTTGCGGTTTCGATACTTGCTGTAATAGTTGGGGATTGGTTAATTAGCGCAATCTTATACCAACCTGCGCCGTTGGTGATGTAGAGTGTATTATTGTTATTGGCAAAGGCAAAGCTTCCAGGAGTCAAACCTGTCAAAGGAAACAGACTTGAGTTGGCATATACTTCTGCACCTCCTGTTCCACCTGATAGTGGTTCATCGTTTACTGTAACGCCTGTTCCGTCGATAACCGTATTACCGATTGTAAGCGAGTCGCCTGTTAAGACGTTAAAGTTTACCTTTTGTACCATTTAAACGATCCTTGCGTCTAAAGCAGAATTTGCTGAATACCATTCTGAAACATGTCCGTTAGCATAATGGTTTCTTAACTGTTCGACGACATATCCTCCACCAGAAATGTCCATATATATTTCAACGTTTGCAAATTCCATATCAGTAAATGAAGTTAGATACATTTCTGTTGGAATGTCATCTGTCTCATCTCCGAGAGTTTCAGCCCACGCCGCTGGCATAATTCTTAGATATGTATTATCGCTATTATTTCTACCAGAACTTGCTAACATCGTTCCTGTATTTGCAGCTATAATTTCTGGAACAAGGTTTGTTGGGTCGATGTACAACTCATTGGAATTAGAAGAAGTACATACCTCTAGAGCACCTTCTGTTAGGTGTGTCCATGGGGTTGTTTCGCAGTTGTATAATATGTTTCTAGTGTCACCATAAAACTTAGCAGATCTTAGATTACCAGTACCCTTATAGTAAACATATTTAATCTCCTCAACCCCATCAAATCCGATGTAATCATCAACATTTCCTGGAAGTTTTGAGTTGAACCAATTTCTGCCTGCTGCGTCGAATGTTTCTTCGGTCCATTCTGATACACCAGTTTCTCTGACATCATACCAACCAAGCGTAATTGAGAATGTATCTTTATCTGGATTTAAAGCATGACTTGAACTAATAGCCCAAAATTTAGCCGCCTTACCTTCCATGCCATCCATGAAAATGGCTGGTAAAGAATAATCAAACGTAGCATTATCAAATTCTAATAATACTTGTTTTGCTTGGGTATAATTTGATATACCAAGAAGCTCAAATATTTCATCAATGTTCCCGATAGTGCTGTGGATTGGAAAGCCGTATTCCCATTCTATACTGTCAGTCAAATTTTCTGTCGTTGCCCTATGTAAAGCTCCTAATCCACAAAGTTTGGATAACCACCAGTCATTTAATACAGATGTGGCTTCGCTTATTTGAGGGGTTTGAAGTAATGCTTCTTCTAAATATATTACATTTAACATTTATCTTGATCCAAAAATTGATGTAAATCGTCCGCTTTTTGTGAATGTTGCCAAATGTCCGTTTGACCCATATTTGACAGCTCTTCCTGCAGCACCACCAGACTTACCGCTTCCACTCTTGCCACCTTTAGCTCCCCAGCCGCCACCGCCGCCAGCGTTTCTTCCACCACCATTACTGCCGTTGGCGGTTGCACTCGAAGCGTTTGTTCCTTGTGATCCACCACCGTTGCTGCCCTTGCCAGCTCCACCATTTGATATCCATCTGTTGTTGGCGATTTGGAAGTCAAAATTTCGACCACCACCACCGCCGCCTGATTGGGGATCACCGCTTTTTTTAATCGACCAGCTTCTGCCACCGCCGCCACCAGCCATACCGCCGATACCTCTTGCGTCATTGCGCCCCCCGCCGTTACCGCCGTTTTTACCAAGACCGCCACCGCCACCACCTGCGCTGTTTTTACCTGATCCACCAGAGCCAGCGCCTGCACCGCCGCCGCCTCCTGTCCAACCAGCACCGCCACCGCCGCCACCGCCGCCAGCAAGGATTCCCACTCTAGTGCCTCCTGTACCCCATGCATGATAATAAAAATTCGCACCAGTTGCTACATAAATAGCGGAACCCCCAGCAGCTCCATTGGCATTTCTACCTCCGTTACCACCCTTTCCCAAAATATATCCATAGTTTCTGACAGTGAATGATTGAGTATTGTTCATGACAGTGGATGATATTTTAAATCCATACTTATTCGTTGCCGTTGCATAAAAGTATCTTGAATTCCCAACAACAATTTGAATATATTTGCCATGCCAGCCGTTGTTGGGATATTGGGCGTTTAGATACTCTTCAGCGTCAAAGTCAGCTTTATTGTCACTTATATAATTAGAAAGCTGCGCCGCCTTTCCATAAAAGTCTTGAATACTAATTTCCCCAGATGAGGGGACA